CAGCAATTAAGGGGAATAAAGGTCGGTAACCAGCGTCCTACCTTAATTATCGTAGACGATCCTGAAGATGAGAACAACACTAAGACTGCAGAAGCGATGGAACAGAATCTTAGGTGGCTCTTACAGTCAGCAGTTCCATCTTTAGACCCTTCTAAAGGAAGAATAGCTATTATTGGAACTCCCCAGCATCAGAGATGTATGGTTGAAACTCTTAAAGAGATGAATGGATGGACTAATATGCATTTTGCCCCTGATCTTGACAAAGGGATTGCATTATGGGAAGAATGGCACCCAATAGAGAAGCTAAAAAAGAAGAAAGATGAATTAGCCTCTATTAATCGTGTGTCTGTCTTTTATAGAGAATACCTATGTCAGATAGTAGGTGATGAGGATCAGCTCTTCAAGGAAGAGTATCTTCAGTACTATGATGCTGAATTCTTCCTGGATGCTGAGAATAAGGCATTCATGAGGTTTGCTGACGATGAGGATAGGCCTGTTAATGTCTTTATGGGTGTAGATCCAGCCTCATCTACTCGTAGAACAGCAGATTATTCGACAATAGTCGCTGTAGCTATCGATAATAGTAACAATAGGTATGTTTTGCCTTACTACCGTAAACGTGCTACTCCCCTAGATTTAGCGGAATCCATCATAGATTACTACAATACCTATAAACCTCAGAAGACTAGGATCGAATCAGTTGGCTATCAGGAGATGCTTAGGGAATATCTGAGAAGACGATGCGATGAAGAAGGGCTGTTTATACCAGGATTGGAAATTAAGGAGCGACCTAGGACCGCAAAAAGCTACAGATTAGAAACCATGCAGCCGTTTATGGCTCAGAAGAAGCTATATATACAAAAAGACATGCAGGAGCTAAAAGATGAGCTCTTATTGTATCCCAGAGGTAGAAATGACGATTTACTAGATGGTCTGTACTATGCTACTAAAAATGTCTATTCTCCCTATCACACCGAAATATCTGAGGAAAAGGTCAAAGTTATCCGTAAAAAGAAGGAACGTACTTCAGATTGGCTCATTGCATGAAACTTTATCAATATTTATGCGTAAAATTGCACGTTCATGAACTTTAATTATATGGAGTGTTATGCCAGCTAAAGACCCATCCGTACAATTAACACAAGATTTACTACAGGAATACTCTTCGGCTCGTTCTGCGTGGTTTAAACAGGCCTCGGAGGATAATGAATTTCGTGCTGGCAAGCAATGGTCTACTAAACAGGTTAATTCTCTTAGAGACCGCAATCAAGAGCCTGTAGTAGTCAATGTTATCCTTCCAGCAGTAGAGCAGGCAAAAGCCCTTCTAACTGCGAATAAACCACGTTTCCAGGCCACTGCACGTGAAAATTCCGATATTAAGACTGCGAAGGCCTTTTCTGACCTTATGACCTATATTTGGGACAACTCTAGCGGTAATATGGAATTAAAGCAGGCAATAGACGATTATTATGTCAAAGGCATGGGGGCTCTAATGGCTTATTACGATCCTCATGAAGATTTTGGTAAGGGTGAAATATTCCTACGTTCTATTAATCCTTTTGATTTGTATCTAGATCCTAGCTGTAAAAGTCCTTTCGCAAGTGATTCTACACATATGATTGTAGCTAAACGTATAATGCGTTCTCAGCTTAAGAATCTTTATCCAGATTATGCAGACATCATAGATAGAGCCCAAGAGACTAGTTATATAGCTGGCTCCTCTACCTCGCGGTTTGGGCTCTTTGATGAACAGTTATCACCACAGGATATCTCTCAAAGACAGCGTGTTGCTGATAATGACGTAGAATTAGAGGTTATGGATAGATATACTAAAATTAGAAAACCTCTTTGGCATTGCTATGATCCATATAGCAATGAAGAGAAAATACTTACAGATAGACAATATGAGGCTTATTTAGAAGAGCCCGCCTTTATTGTCACTACTCCTGATGGGAAAGAAGAGATTATTACTGAAAAGAATCAAGTAGCAAACCTTTTAGGTATTTATGACTCTATGGGTATGGTCTTTCATACTGAAATAGACGAAGCATCTGGACAACAGGTAACATTACCTGGTGAGGATCCAAATGGTCAAACAACTGTTTCTATACAGGGGATCACTAAGAAACTGCTCGAAAAACGCAAGGAGATCGTCTGCAATAATGTACTGCTCAATAGGATAGTACACATGCTGTGTGTTGGCGATGAGCGTCTATATGAACATGAACTTCCTGTTGATACATATCCAATAGTTACGCTTATGAATGGTTTCCATAGAAATCCCTATCCGCAAAGCGATGTTCGTATAGTCAGGGGACTACAAGAATATATTAATAAAATACGTTCTCTTATTGTAGCACATGCGTCTAGTTCTACGAATGTTAAGCTTCTTATACCTAGAGGATCCATGGATAAACAAAGATTGGAAGAAGAATGGGCTAGAGCGGGTACTGCTGTCATCGAATTTGATCCAGAACTTGGCCAACCTATCGTAGCAGGCCCTGTTCCCCTCCCTAATGAACTTTATAAGAATGAGGCAGATGCAAAGGCAGATGTTGAACGAATTCTTGGTATATATGCTATGATGCAGGGGCAAGCAGAAGGAGCTCCTCAAACCTATAAGGGCACTATTGCCCTCGATGAATATGGGCAGCGTCGTATTAAATCTAAGCGTGATGATATCGAAGACGGAGTAAACCAGCTAGCTAAGGTAATAGTTCAAATGATTCAGACCTATTATACAGAGACGAAGATAGTACGCCTTATAAATCCTAACATGGCTCCCTCAGAAATTTCTATAAACTATAATCTTCACGATCAGCTTACAGGTGAAGTTATAGAAAAGATTAATGACGTTACTACTGGTAAATACGATGTAATAGTCATTACAGGATCAACATTACCATCTAATCGTTGGGCAAGGTTTGAATATTACATGCAGCTATATCAGACAGGTATTATTGATCAGATAGAGGTACTAAAACAAACAGATGTAGCTGACGTTGAGGGTGTCCTTAAACGCAAGGATATGATCATGCAGCTACAAGGACAACTACAGCAGGCAGGCGAAGAGATAAAGAAACTAAAAGGAGATTTACAGACTGCTCAACGAGAAAGTATGCACGACAAGAAACGTGTGGAAGTAAAAGAATTTGAAAAGAAGCTGGCCAAGGCTGAGGCAAAAGCAGAAATGACCTCATCTTTATTTCAAGCTAGGGCTGGAGATGAACTAAAAAAGCTAAAGGAAGAAACTAAAGCTGCTGAGAAAGAAGCCAAAAGGATAACACCACTATGAACCCACTATTTGCGTTAATGGCAAAGAATACCCAAGAACAAAGTGACCCTTATTATGAACAAAGTGACCCTTATTATGAAACAGGGCTTAATGCTCCAGGCATGAGAGGATCTGATCCATCTATGGATTATAATTCTTTAATGCTTAATCCCCCGCCATATTCAAGGGGGATAGCTGGAAACATAACTTCGACTGAAGATATGACTCCTTTTGATTATGATGCACTGGTGAAACAAAGACAGGCTCAGAATCTTATTGATAATCCAAATATGGATGAGTGGCCCATAGATCCTAGATTAGCTGCGAGACAAAGAGCATCAGAAAGAAGAGAGGCTAGTAGACTAAAAGCATTAAATAGAAGAGGAGCCAGTAGACAAAGAGCAACAGATAGAAGAGAGGCTAGTATAGATAGACTCTCAGAAAGACAAGCTCTTAGCGATCAGCGTCGTGTACAAAGGCAAGTCGAAATGGAAGATACAAGAAATCGTGCGTCTAGTAGAAGAGAATTAAAAGTTCAGGAAGCTGCTGAGAATAGGGCTGCAGCTAAAATACGTGCATTAAGCCGTATGCCAGGTATAGCTAGTAGTATGGGTCCACGTGTACCAAATTTTGCACCAGAGAAAATAGAACAAGTATATGATCCACTGGCTTTAAGAGACAGATGGAGAGATAATAAGGGTCTATTTCAAGGTGGCCGAGAAGGAAGGTTATTTGGCAGAGCTAGAGATTGGGTAGAAGATAGGTTTTAAATAAGATGAAAATTATTAGTGAAAGGTTGTTGCTGTGGTAGTAACTACAAATAACCAAGGAGAGTAAAATGGATGCACAATTAGAGACACGTGATGCCGCTGAGTTCCCGATAGAAGATACACAGATACCTACTGAAGGTATAGATATCCAGGCTGAGAGCATTGATGAATTCGATGTTACAGGGGGCTTTGGTACGATCACGGAAGAGTCTATTGCTGCGGGTGATGAACTAGAACCGCAAATAGGCGACGATTCCCAGCCTAAAGACGATCCTCGTCGACATGAATTTTGGCAAAGTAAGCATGATAAGCTGTCGAATGAGAAGAGCGATTTGCAAAGACAGGTGTCATTTTATGAGAATACAATGGCACCATTAGAACATGCCCTTCAACAAAATCCAGATATTATGGATATGTTGGAACAGCGTGTTACAGGGCAATCGCAATCATTCTCCAATAGCCAACCTCAGGGTAATCAACAAATGAACCCTGAAGACCTATCGAAGATGCCAATACAGCCTACTAAACCGTCAAGTTATAACGAGGTAGACGCATATAGTGACCCAGAAAGTGAGTCCTTTAAGTATAACGCAAACATGCAGGGTTATCTTGTTGATAAAATAGCCGCTCTTGAACATGCGGATATTCAGCGAGAGAACGCATATCGTATGCAAGCTCAACAGCAGCGTACTGATGCTATTATTTCTAATGCAAGAACCTCTGCTCAGTCTTTTGGTGCTACTCAGAGTGAGGCCAATGAATTCGTTCAATGGCTATCAAATCCCGCTGAGGTAACACCAGAAAACATGTATCGCGTTTATAAATCTTTAAAGGGGGCTCCCACCCAAAGAAAGACCGAAGATAGAAAACGTCAGATGATGGATCAGCAGGAGCGTCTAAAGGCGCCCACACCTGCAGCTGTTCAAACTGGACAGTCTCCGTCTCCTAAATCTGCGGAAGATCTCTTCAACGATGGGTTACTAAATTATAAACGATAGAATAGGAGGGATTAGCAATGGCTGTTAAAACCCTAGGTACAGGAGGCTCGACTGGTATATTATACCTGGACAGGCGTGACTTCTACATTGATCCACAGGTTGTAAAAGAGTTGTGGACAGATGTAGCTCCTTTTACAACTGTATTATCTAATAGAGAGACAAGAAGCTTAAATGATCCTATTTTTAAGATGTTTGAGCATCGTAATCCTTGGGTAGTCCAGAAAATCCAGCTATCGGGGGCGGTTTCCGACTTACTAGCTAATGGGACAGCACAAGATCTCCCAGCAGTAGAAGCAACAATCGGCCTTGAAGGTGGTGATGGTTTAAACACAACAGAGTACAGCTCATGGGCTGGACTTATTTGTGAGGTATGGGCATCAGGTGCTGTCTGGGATGGTGCTGGGGGTGGTGATATTACTGGCACAAGTTCAAAAGGTAGCGTACTGATAAGAGAAGGCTCTAATTCCGATTTCGAGATCTGTAACTTATCAGGTACTGATTTTGATATAGCAGCACATGACTGGTTAGTAGTGATAGGTAACGCACACGGCGAAGGAACAGAAGCGCCTGAAGCGTGGGCTGACGAACTGCAGGTTGTCTATAACTCGACTCAGATTTTCAAGACACCTCTTGAAATTACTGGTACGCTGTTACAGGCTTCTCTCAGAGGAGAAAGCTCAGAACTTGCTCGTCTTCGTTCACAGAAAAGCATGGAACACAAAATGCAGAAAGAACGTGCATTTTTGTTCGGCCAAAG